GTCCACGCGTTCGGATATCCGTTGGCAGTAGCTCGCTCCAGCGCGGCGAGCGTCCCCTGGTCACCCATCCCACAGCGGATATACAATATCCCGAGCTGGGCAGTGGCGCAGGGATCAAACCCCCAGCCGTAGCCGTCCCTGATTTCGTAGCGTGCATAGCCGTTATTCATGTAACTGCGCACCCATTCCAGCCGTTCCCGGACATATTCCCGTTCGCCAAGCTCCAGCGCGCCCTCCAGGGCATAGGCGATGTAATGGACGCGGTTATCTGCGATCTTCTCTGGCAGTTGGCGGGGTATCCCCGTAATTCCGTTTACCCGGATGGTGTAATCTTTACGCTCATCCCGATCCGGCGTGGTCCAGAAAACCCCGTCCTCGTGCATCCTGGAAAGCCATTCCCGTGCCCTGCCCGCTGGCCGTGTGAGATAAGTCATGCTCAATCCCTCAAGGCATGCGGCGGTGTCGAAAGCGCGCGGCTTGCCATCCAGCCCATTGAACGAGCCGTCTTTGTTCTGTACCTTCCCCAGCCATTCGGCAAAACCGATCGCTATCCCGATCTCGTCACAACGTAACAGCGTAGGGATGAGATAGCCGGTCACCTCTGGGTAAGCCGGGCCGTCTGCCCAAGCGCGCACCCCGCCCTGGGGATGGAGGTTGTTTTTGATCCATTCCAGCGGTCGAATCATCGCTTCTCCAAAACGCAGTGAAAGCAAGATAAATTCCACTCGCTATGATTTACGGCGTTGTCCTTGCGGTAGTCAGCCATCCCCTTATGGCGCAGACCCGCCGCCCTTACTGCATTATTGAACTTCTGCAGCGGCAGGCCCGGATAGACCGGCGTGGGGCTGTTGTCGTCATACGGCGCATCGAAGGTGAGCACGACCAGGCCATCGTCTTTGAGTAGGCGCCCGAACTCTTTGAGTGCAGGGTCGGCGAAGTCCCCCAGGTCCTCCAGAACGGAGATACAGAAGATCACATCCAGGCTGCCAGCTTCCAGCGCCTCGATCTTCCGGCTGAAATTGGCAATAACGAAGGTCATGTTGTCGGGCCTGGATTGGGCCAGCAGTCGAGAGTTTTGATCGACCGCGTAAACGTGTTCGCAAACCCCGGCCAGCGCGTCCTTGAACGGTCTATACATCCAGCCGCATCCCATATCGGCGACTACCTGCCCCGGCTTTGCAAAGCCCAGCGCCCAGGCGTATTCGTAAGGACGTGACCACCAATCAGGCGGTAACGCGTAGCCCACTACCTCGCCTATCTTGGGATCATCCCAGCGGAAAAAACCACTCATTTCCAGCCAGCCTCCACATTTTCGTTTAGCATCCTATCCCACCAATCCGATCCATAACGGGTAGATAAGACCTCCGCCATGTTATAGCCTGCTGCCTGTCGGCGCGTCTCCGCATTCATGTTCATCCGCTGCATTTGATAGCCGATATCAGTGACTTTCTTGATCCAGCTACCCTCATGCACCCATAACGACCGCCCCTGTTGCCGCGCCTTCCAACAGGTTTCCAGGTCGATCCCCCAGCCGTAAATCAGGTCAGGGTCAAATCGCCCGATGCTGTCAAACCAGTCGGCGCGGTACAGACTGGCGATATTGTCTATCATCCATGTCCGCCGCGGCTTCTCTCCCCCGCGCGTGATGAGATGTGTCCAGGCTGTGGTGCTGTCGAATGTAAGCGCGGGATGTATCCCTACCGCTCCAGGTGTTCCCAGTAAAAACTGTGCCATTGGCGCAAGTGGATCATCATCCCCTGGGGGAAACTCGGCAGAGGTGATCAGAAACCAATAAGCCAGCCAATCCTCAGGATAGCCGTCTGCCGTCTGCATTCCTGCCAGCCAGCCGCCCGTAGTCTGCCGATTTTTCTCTAGGAATACATTAGTATGCTTTGCTCGCGGGGCGATATCGCTGCCGTTGTCGATCACGAAAAGTACGTGAGGCCATTCTATTCGGTTGTTAATGTGCTCAGCCAGTGCATCCGTCCTCTCTGGCATGTTGTAGTTCACGACGAGGATAGCAACCTTTTCCATTACTCCCTTTCTGGGGAGGGGCGATCCCCTCCGCCCCTCCCCTTCGGCAGTTAGAACTACTATATGCCGGTAATCTTGGTGAACATGTTGGGGCGGAACACGACAAACGCAGCCCGCAATTCAGCCAGGATGGTTTGCATATTACGCACGAACTGATCATCGATGGTACCAACCCTCACCGCAGACTGCTCGCGGTCGAACAGCGTGCAGCCCATGGCGAAGTCGCCCACCAGGCCGGTGTTCTCAGTCAGGGCTTCCGATTCGATGACCGGGATACCCCAGGCGGTGACCGGGCCTGCCACAGAAGGCGCACCCATCAGGTAGCCGCCAAGCGTGGCAGAGGCCGCGTTCTCACGCGCCAGGCGCACGGCCTGCCAGTCGTTCGGGTGCAGCAAGTAAGCCTGCGGGCGCCCCTTGCCGTTGACACGCACCAGGGTGCGGGCCTTGAACAGAGCGTCCAAAACATTGTCGGTGCCCAGCCCCTGGATGTTGATCCCCGCGGTGTTCAGAATGCCGGTGAAGTTCGCCCCGGATCCGTCGCCGCCCAGAACCTGATCTTCCAGTTCCAGATCGAGACCCAGAAGCAAGCGCCCATTGATGATGCCGCGGATTGCCGGCGCGTCGGAGAGCATCCGGTTTGTCACCGGGATCCAGTGCGCTAGGGTCTTGACACCGGAGGTGCTGACCGAGTAAGCCAGCGCGCTCTCGGGCTTCTTGCCCGAAGTGCCGGTCGTGGCGGAGGCCTCAGCGGTCATGGCTGCCGCGTTAGTGAAGGTGCTCTCCACAACGTACTCAACGGTGTCGCTCTCGGTTGGGATGCGTGGAACCAGGTCCATAAGAACAATCTCGCGCTGCAGGATTTCCACGTAGCCAGGCAGGCGGTCATTGACCACGAACCCGCCGCCAGAGGTCTCGCTGGAGCCATATAGCAGGGTCTTCTGAGACTTCGCCCTCTGCCCCCACTCGATAAGCGAGGTGCCTTCCATGAGGGTCACCGCGAACTGGACGCGCGCCAGGTGGGAGTTGAACACACCCGATTGCTTGAGCTCCATGTATTCGCGGCTCTTGATGAACTGGTCGCCTGGAGTAACGCGCATAGCATTCTCGTAATTATCAGCCGTTGCGCCAGGGCGAAGCGCGCCCGCCGCGGGCTTGTTGTATCGCTCAACGCCTTGCAGGATACGCGCCTTGCGGGATTCCGCATCTTCCTTGACCGCCAGATGACTCTCCATCGCGTCGATATCGGTGAGCAGTTTCTTCACCTGGGTCATGTCTTCCTGGTTGGTGATTTCCCCCTTAGGGTACTTTTTCTCGATCAAGTCAGCCTGTTCAAAGGCCACTTTGATCTCTGACCGTAATTCGCTTACGGCCATGTCCGTATAATTTTTCTCAGCCATTTCAATTCTCCTTGAGTATGTCGGCGAACCGCTTGCGCAGCTCGGCCAACTGGTAGCTGGTCTTTTTTATTTCGACCAGCGTGATCGGGATTGGCGCGGTATCGAGAACTTTCTGGAGGTCGGTACGCACAGCGTCCAGCTCCGAGCACGACTCAAGGAGCTCCGTCAATTCCCCCCGCTTGATTTCTGACAGCGGTCGGTCGATATTGCCAACCAGGCCGCGTAAATCATCGTATAAATCCTTTATCTCAACATTAAGCCACTTCATCCGGTCTGCCAATGAGATCGCGGGCATGATAGGTGCCCATGATTTTAGGGGCATCACGGAATTACGCGGCTCTGCCGGTACGGGCGTCAGGGTATCATCTAACCCCAGCGGCCAGGACTTGATCCATACCGCCTTGCCCGCCACCTCGCGCTCGACCAGGTGGCTTGCCGTTCCAGATGACCAGCCCATCTTCCCTTGTTCGGCGAGCTGATAGATGAATTTCTCGTATTCATCTCTCAGGTCAAGCTGCGCCTCTGCCCAGACGCCAAAATCGTCTTTGCGGTGTTCGGCTCTCCCTAAACGCCGTTTGCCCATCTTGCCATCCATGCCATGCTGATAATAGACTGGCGCAGTCGCAGCATCTCCATAATAAGTCTCTGCGGTAAAATATTCGCCCTCCAGATCTGGGTCCTCATCCGTGGTGAAACGCACCAGATAGCCCCCCACTCTACCGCCCCCCAATGCTTTTACGGCTCCGCCGTAGGCAACCAGGGTTTCATCCTCGATAATGTCACTTTTCTTAGCCATAGCACGCTCCCATATACTGCTGCACACCGCGACCGCCTGGTCGGGGTCATCTGCGGTCTTATCCTCAAGCACAATCGGTATGCAACGCTGTATAAATTCTCCTCTGCTCTCCCCCTCGTCAGGCGCTGGCATGGACTTCTACCCCTTTAGGCAGGTATATCCGCTTACGCTTTTTTGCATGATATTGGCTGACGATCTCCGTCCAGGCATATACCCAGCGCCAGACATTGGCTTCTAAGCTATGGAACTCGCGCACCTTTGCCAGTAATCTATCTGCCATCTCTCTGCGGTGCTGCTCGTTCTCGATTAGCCTGGATAAATAATCGAACCAATCATCCTCCGTCTCTGCAATATAGCCATCTACCCCGTGCTCGATCAGCAGGCTATATACCGTTGGGCTGGCAACTACCGATGCCCCCGAGGCGGCATACTCCATCGCCTTAATGTAGGTCTTTGCCCGGTTGAATGTGGTATCCGCCAGCGGGCAGCAACCGATGTCAATATTCACCATCCCTGCAGGATATGCGTCAATCGGCATCCAGTCGATCATGGCGATCCGCTCTTCGGGGACCAACTCGTAAAAGACCTTTGTATGATGTCCCTGGATAACGAAGGTCACATTGGGATACCTTTCTGCCAATCGCCCCCACGCCCTTGCCATCATCTCAATGTCTTTATCCGGTCGCAACCCCCCAGCCCATCCAACGGTCAGCCCCTCGACCTTGCGTTCGTTCATGTTCTGGATTCCCTTGAACCAGCGCAGGTCAATATAGTTGGGGACCACGTAAGTCGGCTTATCCACATACCGGTGGGTCATCGTTGCGAGCCTCTGGCTGGATACGGTGATCCCATCGCATTTCTGGATGGTGTGCAATATGCTCCCCCGCCTGAAGCGTGCCGTCTCTGCCGTATAGCCCTTGTCTGCGATCAGGCGCCGCTCGAAGTCCTCCGAGAACAGGTCGTCATCGATCTCATAAATCACACAGATGCCCGCGTTATGGAGCGCCTCGAACCATTTATCGGCCTTGCGTTGCTCCTTGCGTTCCCAGTGCATCCGCGGCAGGATAACCGCATCGAATTTATGGACGATATTAGCCAGGAAATCATTATCTTTGAGATCCCATTCGATCCCCTGGTATCCCTGCCTGCGTAGCTCGGAGAATGGTAATAGGATGCGCCATAACGCACATCCGTCCATGTCCCCCACTAATGCCAGCACCCTCGCATGACCCATAAACAAAAACAGCCCATCGCGGGATCGCTCCCGCCGATGCGCTGCCGTTTGTCTGGCCTCTAATGCGCCTTACCCGATTGCCTTTGTTACCGCCCTTTCGGGGCCTCTGGAATTATCTTGCAACCAGGCGTAATATTCAGCGGCAGATTACTGCCGAGTTGGTGAATTATACCATAAAATCTAAATATCCTTATTCTCCCCTAAGGATTAATGGCTTCCTTACAATCTCCCTCGAAAATAAAAACGACTTGAATAATTGCACCTGTTCCACACCATTGCCATTGAGTGTCTCGCCCACATCACAAACGCCGTTACCGCTATTTTGACACAATGGCGGTGGCATGGGTACCGGATCACCAGGCGATATTTTACATCCCGGCCTACTGTCCCCGGCACACCACGTTGGTTCGGGAGGTTCGCAGGGAAGCAAGCTGTCTGGCGCACATTGGTTAGGCGGCGCGTCTGCCAGGGCAGTCGGGACAAGAAATGAAACCGCAAGAATTATCAAAGCAAGAATTGGGATTTTCATGGTATTTCCTTTCCTCCGTCGCGGATTAATCATTATCTTTCTCAATTTCTTCTAGTAAATCATTTAGATTTTTCTTTAATTTTGGGCACCTACCATCATGAAATGGCAATTCTGTTCCGCATATCTGACAATTTTTATTTGGAAAACTTGGTCTTTGTGTAAATTTCAACAAACTTTTTATTAGTTCCTCGAGTTTGTCAATTCTTTCTTTTGATTCAAACATTCTTGATTCATTCTCCTTTCGTGATAATTATACCACTCACTGTGCTAGTGCCTTATCGATCTCGTCCTTGATGAATTTCAGGATGGTTTTGGCCTCCTGGTCGATGACCTTCTCATCCGTTAACCAGCCGCGCGCCCTGTGAAATCTGGCCTGTTTCTCCTCTGACTGCACATACGGCCCATAGCTGACGTTATTCCCGATCACCTGCTGGAAGCCGCCAGATCGCTCGCCAATCGTCCATCTGCGCCCCAGCGTCTCGGAGGTCTTGCTCCCTCCGATGTTGTTATCCCTGCGCCGCCAGCGCGGGCCGTATCCGCGCTCGTACCACCTGCTTTGCTGCGGGCTATTGGCGATACTCGATGGTGGGTATCTGGCAATTTTGCCTTTTACATGCAGCGCGCCGGCGCGCAGGGCGCGGACAGCAACGGCCATGCCCTCCAGGCTATCCAGTTTTCTCAGCAGTTTACCGATTCCGCGGGGATTCTCGGCCATCATGCCCTCACTGCAACTAATTTCGGTAATTTGTGATTGAGCCAACAACGGCAGCGTGGATGTGCGGGCGGCGGCTCGCTCCAGCCGTCTCCTTGGCGTTTTCCATTCCTGGGCAGGCATATCGGACAAACGAGCTCGTCGGCATTGGTTTCCCAGAACGGTATCATTTCAATGCCTTGCTTTCTTAGCTCCCCCGCAATTGCCATCTCGCCCTGGACGCTGGCGCGGGTGACCTCGGTTACAGCAATCATCTCGGCGCGCACCGGGCCGAATGTGCCCGCCAGCGCCCGTTGAAGCTCTCCAATAGTCTGTCCCTGCTGGTAATAGTTGCTCAGGGCGCGGCTGACTACCCTCTGCGTGGTCTCGTTCATCCCCTTTATCAGCTCGAACGTATAGGTCGATGACCACCTGATCGCGCCCTCATTCACCAGCGCCCAATCCGCCCCGACCGGCTGGCTCATCATTAATATCCTGGCCTGCTCCAAGAATATGTCCTCTAAGAAAGGGTTCAGGATTTTAGCCAGCGTCCTCCCCTCTCTGGACCAGAAGTCCAGCGGCAGGTTTTCCAGGCGCGGCGGGTCGCCCATTTTTTCAAGCAAATGCCCCCCGTGCGCGGACAGGAAACGGGCCAGCAGCCTCGCCATCCTGCGTTCTAATTCGCCCCGGTTCGGTATGTCTGCCATCTGGTTATTTATCCCTGACGGGGATGGTGATGGTCTTATCCAATGTGCGCCCGTCGCTGAGCACGACCCGGTTAAGAACATCGTAATCATTTCCCGCCGTGCCGCTGGATACCCAGATAGTCGCTACGGTGTTAATCAGGTAGCTCACGCCCTTGATGGTCACCGCGTTTTTATTGCTGTTTTGCTCGGTAAGGCCGGTTGGAACCGTCCAGGTCGAGGTGCTAATCGTCGCACCTTGCAGCTCACCGTCATCATTCGCGCTGCCGTCGTTGGTGCCATCCTTATCACACCAAACAACGTGATAGGGCTTGATCTCGTTTGGGTCTTTAGGGGGTACAATAACATTACTCATTGTGTTTCTCCTGGTAAACTCGCCGGTCTTCGAAGCGCACGTAATGGCGCCGATTTTCAAAATCCACGTATGCGCGCCTGTCCTCGAAGCGCACAAATACCCTATGTCCTACGCCTGCCGGGACAAACGCCTGGAGCACATCGGTAATGGCAATAGCCTCCGACGCCTCGATTATCAGCGTCCCGGCAAAGGCCATTATGGCATTATCGGTGACCGAGATATTATCGGTAACAAAAATGGAGGGCATTTCCAGGGCGGAGCTTATCGTTACCGCCTCGGCAATGGCAATGCTCTCGGTTTGGCTGACTGCCAGGGCGTCGGGAAGCGCTGCGCTTGCGATATCCGTAACCGAAACCGCATCCGAAACAAATATGTTAATGGGGATATCTAATGTCTGTGCTTCGCTGACAGAAACGGTCTCGGATGCGCTTGCATTGATTTCAGGCGGGGAAATGGTTGTGGTGTCGGATATCGTCACATTATCCGAGACGTTGATTTCGACCTGGCCTTCAATGGGGATATTTACCGATGCGGTGTCTGCGACTGTAATGGCGTCGCTGATTAATATCTCTGGCCCAGACACAACAGTCGAGATTGCTTCCGCAATCGTAATCGTCTCGCTCTGGCTAATTTCGATGGAGATATCAAGCTGCTGCGTTTCGGCAAGGGCAACCGCCTCGGACGCTGATATGCTTAGGGTCAATGGTTCGGTCTGCGCATTATCCGCAACGGCTACAGAATCGGATACACTGATATCCAGATCGCCTATCAGCGCCTCGACCTCCACTAAGACAAATTCAGAAACGTTAATATGTTCCTGATAATAGCGCACCGTATCCGTAACAGTTATGGCTTCGGTGGAGCTGACGAGGCTCTCCAGCTCCACCTTTGAGCTTTCCGCTAATGCAACGGCATCAGATGTGTTTATTTCCCGGTCTGTGATTATTGGTGCTTCGACCTCGACGGTCGCGCTATCCCCCACTGTCACCGCGTCGGATACGCTGAAACTGCGTTCGACAACCGTGATCGAGGGTGTATTCGAATAGGTGGCAATGGCAGAGGATCCATCGTAAATGCGCAATGCAATTGTATTTCCGTCAGCCACCTGTGCGAGGTCCAGGGTCAAACACCATTCGGTGTCCCAAATCTCCCCGCCTGCACCGGTATTGACCGATCCGCCGGTCGCCTCCTTCATCCCATTGTTATCGACCAGGAACGTCCCAGTCCCGCCGGTAAGCTGCTCCGTGCAGTCATCGCTATCGGCAAAATTGCCCGATAACGCGAACTGTACCGGGGTTGTCCCGTTAACCGCGGTATAAGCACCCCCGTTCAGCGAGTAATATAAGTTCCAGGTTTTATTGACCCAGGATTTTGCGACCGTCTCATCTATCCTGAATCGGACGCGGAAATTCTCCGCCACGTTCTGTGACCAGTTGACGTTTTCTGCGGCTTTCCAGGACGCGCCGGTCTCGTTGCCGTTATCATTGCGCCCACGAAATCCAACCTGGGTATAACTGGGATTGGTCATCTTGCGCCCTTTGCCTCGTAAACGCCGTATGCCGTGCGGGAAGGGAAATCGGGGTCATTCTCGGCCCGTCGATAGGTCTCGTTCCACAGGTCATTATTGACCATCTCGCCTACCAAATAGCGTTTTGGGCCTGGAATATACATATATTGCATCATGCCTGGCAGATCATAGCCACGCCAGCGGTTTTCCTCTGGCAGCCAGCAGTAGTAGTCAGCGCCGGAGACGATGCGCCGCCCATGATCCGGATCGCGCTCCAGGATCAGGAGCACACGGTAAAACGGCGCCTGCCAGGGGTCGCCATCGTATGTGCTTCCGTCTGCGTAGTAAATGCGATAGCTCACGAGATTTTTACCCCGCTTTTCCAGTAGGCAAAGTTATCGTAACTTACCTCAATCGATAGATCGGTCGAGGATACAACCTGAGCCACATCGGAAACGGCAATCGCATCGGAGACAGATATACTTAATTCGCCCTCGACCGGGATATTTACGGTAGCCGTATCTGTGACTGAAACAGCATCACTTGCGGATATCTCCGGATCAGAAACAATAGCCGCGATTGTCTCTCCAACTGCAATGGCCTCGGATGTTGACGGGCTTAGAGCAAGGGGGTCGACCTGGGCCGCGTCAGAGACAGCAACCGCGTCAGAGACAGATACGTTCAGTTCGCTCTCAACAGGGATACTTACTGTTGCGGAATCTACTACTGATATCGCATCAGTAACCGCAACATCAATAACGAGAGGTTCTGTCTGGGCGGCGTCGGCAACTGCAACTGCATCCGAGACAGCGATCTCAATATTGATCTGCATTACCACGGTGTCCAGGATAGATACCGTGTCAGATAGGCTCAGATTTGGGATGACCAGCGGGGCGACGGAGGGTGTATCTCCCAGCGTTACAGCTTCGCTTTTTGATACGGTGAGATCGGAAACGCCGCTTGGCGTGTAATCCACCAGCGCCCACAACGTCGAAATCAGGACCTGGTCGCTGTCGTCGACCGAGATGCGCGCCCCGATCTGCATCGTGTCCAGGGTCGATTTCGTCCAGGCAGTAGTAGATGCCCCGGGCAGGTCGTAGAGCGTCAAGAGGTAGTTCGATGGCTTCGTTCCGTCGTTGTTGGTGTTCCAGACAACGTTGTTTTTGGCGAGCTCGCTGGATTCCTCGACCGTCCCGCTCGCGGCAGCCTTTATGCGCAGAACGACACGCGGGTCGCCGCCGGTGGCAGATGATAGCGTGTTGCGGCAGCCCACCACGACCACGTTGATCGTCGCCCCGGAATCGAGCGCTGCGGGCGTGGCCTCTACGTTGTAGTCATCGACCTGGTTCAGCGTGCCCGATGCGACGTAATCGGTGGCATCGTCGGGAGTGATCTCGTCGGTCTGGCTCCAGTTTGCCCCGCTGTCCGTCCCGCCCCGCGCCCAGGCGTTATTATCGCCGGCCGAGTCGGGTTTCAGGCGGATGATATTGCTGGCAGATGGGTAGCTGTTCTGAAACGATCCCTGAGGATCATTCACTGCCACGTCATCAAAAAACCACTCGCCCGTGGTCTGCGCCTCGAGCAGCAAATTACCGCCCAGACACAGGTTATTGATACCCACCGACAGGTTGCGGTCGGTCGCTCCGGCAAACTCTGTCCCATCCAGGCGGCAGCGCACCACGCCGGTCGCCGAGCCGCTAACCGCATAGAACTCGAAATCGAT